GCTAGAAGAAGAATTTGAAACTGTTGCTGATGCGGTTACTGCAACCTGTCCTGCTAGAGGTAGGGATGTACCACCAGTTGCTGAAAGTGTTACAGTGTTTTCAGTCAAAGGCATGTATACCTTATATGACTTTGCTGTATCTGTATCAGTTGTAACTGATGTTGCTGTAAGTACGTCAGATCCTGAACCAAATGCATAAGTAGAAGTGATTCCACCTGTTGCAAATAGTGCTGAGTGTGTCTTACCAGAAACTGGAAGACCTACTGCATCAAGAACTTGAACCTTAACTGTTGCTGCCTCACCTGGAAGGTATGTAGCCTTATCAAATGAAATCTTTACAGTTGCTGCTGCTGCTTCTACACGAGTAGAAACTGGTGCTGATGCAATTGTTCCAGACTTAACTGTAATTGCTGCTCCACCAGTCTTAACACCAGTAATTGTAAATACGGCTTCACCGTTAACAATTGTTGTTGCTGTTGCTGAATCAGATACTGTTGTTACATCTGACGAATATGCATAAAGAGTTCCTGCTCCGACTGTTACGCCAGACGGCAGTTGCTTCAATTGTTGCAATATCTCCGTAGAATGTTACCTTTTCTGTTGCAAGTACTGTACCTGTAAGGGTTGTAATTGTAATTGTTCCAACTCCTGCTGTACCGTCAGCAAATACACCAATGTAATTTCCTGAAGGAATAACAACTGAACGACCAAGAACTGACATTGTTGTAGCATTAGTGCCATATCCAACGGATCCTGATCCAGTTACTGTAGCAAGAAGTGATTCTGAAGTTGTTCTGCCTGCTGCATTTTTTTGTGCAATAACAATAACTGCTGCTGCATCTGATGCTGCTACCTTTGGTGCAAATACTGAATCATCTGCTGTTGCAGTAATTACTTCGCCTCTGTTAAGAATTGAAGTTGTTGTTGAAGCAGAAGGAACTGTATCTCCAGCACCAACTGTTATTGTCCATATAACTGATGGACCAGTTGATGGGCGAGTTGTAATAATTCTTGCCTCATATGTTCCAGCAACTGTTGGCGCTGCCAAGGTAACTGTAAACTTTGCTGTTACATATCCTGTTGTATTAACTGTTGAGTTAACATTTGCAGTCAAACTATCTCCTGCAATTACCACTGTTGCTGTATTTGTTTCAAGCAATGTGAGTGTTGCAGACTTATTAGCCGTAGAAGGCTGTGCAAACATAGCAGATAGCACAGTTGCTGTGTCTGCTGATGTTTCTGAAATATATGACAACGAAACTACTGCTGTTGCAGTTTCACCTACGAGAATTGAGTCTGTAGCAGAATCAATTGTCAAGGTTGGTGCAATCACCGTAGCATGTGTCGGAAGTGCAGATAATACGCCAAAGGACATGGCTGCAGCGAGTCCTAGGGCAATTTTCTTAAATGAATTCATTATTCTCCTTGTTTATTTATATTATGTTTAATCTATCAAGAAAATCTCTAACATCTTTAGGCATTTCCTTGTTGTCTAATTCTACCATATCCCTTTGTTTTTCTGCAAGTCGTGCAGAAGTAGACCAAGTATGAATCTCAATCTCATGGTTAGAATCTTTAGGTGTATGTGATATTGCTCCAAATACAGCGCCACATACAGCATCTGCTAGGTCCTTAGATTTTTTACGTGGATGATCAACCCTAGTATTTTTCATAATTTTGAGTTCTGACATCTCTTCCAGTAATAAAGGAATTCTTGGTATTGCAACTCTTTCTTCATATACCATCATTGCTAAGTCTTCGTAGTGTTTTTTAGCAACAGAAACAGTATCAGTTTTGATTCCTACTGCCTTTAATTCCTGTTGAATATCAAATGACTGCCAACGGTCAAAAGAAACAACCCCAATATTAAATCCCTGTCTGCGTAAATTAATGATCCATTGCTTTACTTCTGATAAATTAACTGGACCTTCCGCTTTTGGTTCCCACCAGGCAACTGCATCAACAATAACCATTGGTGCTACTTGCTCATAATCTTTAATAACTTGAATGTTTACCCATTTATCTACGTGAGCAATTGCTACAGCACACTTGTCATGCTTTTGTGCAAGGTCAGCGTGAATATAGTATATCTTTTCTGGATCAGGTTTAAATGATTCATCAAACCTTCTAAAATTGTCAACTGGATTTCTTAATGTCATTACTTTTTCTAATTTTGCTTTATCTTTAAAGAATGCATCTGATGCAAATGTTGGTGTACATGCAAACCGCATCATTGCATCACCAAGATCTGTATAGAATGCTAATTTAAAATCATCTATTTTTCTAGTAGGGTTTACATCCCACGTTGTTTTTTTAAGTGCTAAAACTTTTGGAACCTTGTAAGAAAGAATAGTATCTTCGTCCCATGAAATTTCAAATTGGTTATTTGGATCATCGTGTGGCAAGTCTTCATTCATAATAAAAAGATGTTTCTTTTCAATGGTTTCTTTTTCTGCAATGACATCTTCATATCTTTTGGAAATAAAGTCACCTTGATAGCGGGGGAATGAAAGCAATACTACTTTTCCTAAATCTGGAAAACGAGAATCTACAGACCCACGAAATGCTTTATAAATATTTTCTGCAGTCTTGCCTTGCTCATTACCAGTTCCAACCTCAGATGCAAAACCAGAAATTTCATCAAGAACTGCAAGTAATAAGTTTAAACCTTCATGTGATTCTCTTTCTGAGTGTCCAGAGTAGACTGTAATTGATTTGTCAAACTCAATACTGTCAGCCTTTGCATTATACTTTCCTGCAAACCATGGGGATCTTTCAATCTTACTTTTAAAACCTTTAAAAAATACGTTCTTTGCTTGTTGTGCGTTAATGGCTACGTTTATGATATCAATTGCATCCCCGCTTGGTTTTCCATAATACTTAGCGGGATCTTTAAGGCATAGCAGTTTATACACTATGTATGCACAGGCTACAGTTGATACAAAGTCTTTTCCAGATCCCTTGCCAAGTTGCAAAATAATTTCATTTTTAGTATATTTGTCAAAATATTGAGCACCAAGAACAGATCCAAATATTTCTTGTAATTCTTCTTTACGATAAATTTGACTCATTGCTTCTACAATTTCATATTGAATTAAGGATAGTTGTGGCTGTCCAAGATAATCAGCAGACTCAACAAATGTCTTTGCGTCTACTGGAATTTCGTCAAATTGATTTTCTTTTAAAACCTCTAAGAAATCATTAAACATCTTGGACAATGGTAATTACCTCTCCCTCTTTAGCAATTTGAGAAAGACGCTTCATAATTAAATCACGAACCTCTGGATGAGTTGAAGCAATGTCTCTTAAGATTTCAACAAGAACCTCTTGTCGCCTTTCAATTTCAACCATTTCTTCTGCAAGTTCTTTGTTTTCTAAAAGCCCTGCTTTTTGTAACATTTCAATTCTAGATTTTTCAATATCCATAACTAACTTAATTGCCTGAGTTTTTGCACTAAGATTATTAGTTAAACTTGATTCATCAATAACTTCATAAGCCTTCGTGATTAGTTTACTATAATGAGTATCAGCACCCGCAAGGGCTTCTTTAGCCCGTGCACGAATTGCATCATTTGCAGATGCCATAACCTTCCACTCATTAATTAATGAAACAACACGAGTACGTGGAATATCCAACTCTTTAGAAATTTTTGTTGGATCTTGCCCTTTAAGGTATTCTGTAACTACCTTATTAACTTCATCAAGATGTTCAATTAGTTCTGATTCAGTTGACATTTTTTTCCTTTGCTATTTTTAATAAAACTAAGTATCCTATTAAATCATCAATGTCATTATCTCCAGGGTAATCAGTTCCTTTCATTAAACGACTTAACTTGTCATCAATTCTAACCTTAAGTTGTTCTGCTGGGTCTGACTTGCTAAAAATTCTTACAGGATCAAGAGCAGAATCTCCGTATGCTATATTTTTTTCTATAAGCATTTGTGCTATAGAGTGGCATGTTTTCCAAATTGAGTTGCCAGAAGGTGCTCCAACGGAACGAAGATAGAGATCGTTACAATTAAAATGTTTAACATCTTCGTAAACTGGTTTTAATATCATCTTTTTGATTTCCTTAATCCAAATTTTGCAAGGTATACGTATATAGTTTCAACGCTGGCTTCGCATTCTTTAGCAATATCTTGTGGAGATTTTTTATCCATAAGAAACCTTTTACGTAGCCAAGCCTCGCTTGTATATAGTTTAGCAGCCATGGGATTATTTGTCAACTTCGTTTAAATTAATATCATAGTTAAATCTATCAGAGTTTTCCATTATCCATTTGTCTTGATTTTCTACATCATATTTTCTTTCATTAATAATTCTATCAATAACATATTCTTTTTTAAGCGTAAAGGATGGCTCATAAACCCTTACCCTGTTGTTAGGCTGTATAGCAAAGTTACCGTCATCTCGTTGTATAACGTGCCCACATTTATGATCTGCTGGGCTTTCTGAGTAGCCATCATCTAGCACATTTGTATCGGGGTTGTGCCAATCAAGGGTAAACAAGTATGTGCCTTTAATAAAAGTTTTAGTTCTATCAATATAAGACATTCTAAGATTGGTCAAGTTTTCAAATTTAGTTACAGAAACGTGATGACTAAATGAATTCCACAATACTAAATTATGCAAATCAATTTCTGGAACGCCTGGCTCTGTACAGAATGCAGATATTGGAAGTCTCCACCATAAGCCACCATCTTCCATCATAATATGAAATAACGGACTTCTTGATTTGATGCTTGAAACACCAAATATAACGCATTCAAAATATTTATCGTGACTATCTTGGTGGTTTCTTAAATAATTACCTCTAACATAGCAATGTATTGGCGGTATGTTTGCATTCAACTCTGGCATTATTTATCCTCCCCTATTGCCTTATTCCAGTTATTAATAGCCCAATGGCCGATACCACAAGCATCAGCAACGTCATTGTCGTTAATAATTTTATCATAATTGATTTCAATTAATTTTATGGTCCTTTCTTTTCTTATTTGCCGTTCGTATGTTTTATACCAAGAAACTGATTTCCCAGGGTTTGTTGATCTAATAACCAACTGCTCCTCTTTTGTTAGTCTTTTATTTCCTAAATAATTTTGCCACGTTATTGGTGAATTGCTTCAAATCCACCAAAATGTTCAAAGAATGCCCTTGTCTTAGCACAAGCATCCATTACTTTTTCATAATTTGTTTTTCCATTAAAATTAATTTTACCAATACTACCTAGATTGTTATCATTAAAAATAGCAAAAGCAAGACTATTAGTGCTTGCATCAATCGCACAAATTGTTTTTGGGTCATTTTTGTTCATAGTCAAAAAATCCTTTTAGTTGTTTTAGCATCTTGTCTACTTCTTTTTTATTTATATTGCAATTAGAGCAAAACCCAGAGTCATTGTATATTGAAAGTTGTTCTTTACAACCGCCAATACAAAGTCTTTTCTTGCCTATTCTTCTTTGTCTACGAGTTATTTGATACCTTTCGGCTATCTTTATTTTGGTGGCTTCTTCTCTACAAATATCTCCACAATAAATTTGATAACTTACCTTTGGTGTAAACTGGGTCTCGCACCTTTCACATAGTTTCACATTTATTCATCTTTCTCGTCCTTTAATAATTTCATAGGTTTAATCTTAATTGTTCCGTCTCCTGCTTCAGCACATGCTTTTTGAATAGGACACGACTTGCAAATTCTTGAATTTGAACGATAAGGAATTTCTGGCAATTGTTTATCTTGCCAACTTTTGTAAACTACTCTCATCCATTCAAATGTCTCATCTACCCAAGTACGATATTGATCATTTACTATAACTGGTAAGGTGAGTAGTTCATGATTGTTTTTATTTTCATAAATCATTACACCCTTACCAATTTTCCAAATCTTCATATACATCAGCAATTGCATTAGGTGACCCATTTTGGGTTTTCTACTTAATTTTTTATGTTCAAAGTCGTCATTTCTTATTGTTTTAATTTCACCAATAAGTCTTTCACCCTTGTAATCAAGCATGACATCTCCATACCCGTCAAAAGGTGGATCATCAATCTTAACTCTAAACTCCATTGCTGGATGAGTTTGTTGGTTATACTTTCTTGGTATTGGATCAAACTCTAAATCTTCTGCAAGTAAACCAGAGGCTTCTATTGCTTCTTGAATTCTTCCATGACCAAGGCTTCCCTGTGTTCTATTTGCTACACCAATTGCATCTGAGTTATCATAAAATATTTGACCATCAAAGGCTAATGACCAATACCTTGGACACTCCCCTGAGCCATATGTTAGATTAGATGCA